TATAAAATATATAATTAATCTTTAAATATAACAAATTAAATTAAATTATTTATTTTTATATTGAGAAAGCTAATGACGCCATCCCTTCTGATATTTTTAATATATTAATACTACGTGCAAAAAAATTAATAGATACATTTTTATTCATATATTCAAAAAACATTGGATTTATATTAATAAATGCTTGATTTGCATCTAATAATCCCATATTACAGCTGCCGCTCGGTTGATAGTCTTCAGGATGGATAGCAAAAGAAAATAAATAAATTCCTGGCGAAGGAATGTTTTTATGATGCTTCCATGGTTGTATTAAGTTATAATAGTTGCTTTCTCTATTTGTAACTCTTTCTATACTATTAAAAGTAATTGATAAAGTATCAATTGTATTTTCTGAATATATTGTATTTATGATTTCTATATATCCATCGTCATTAATAATATAATCACTGTTAATTGTAATAGTTGTCTCGTCAACATTTATAACTTTATAAATATTATTATAATATTTACTATTATATATTCTTATATTATCATCTATTTGTATTAAATGTTTATTGCCTATAATTAATTTTATTTGCTTATTATTTAAATTAGCGACTGTTCTAAATTTATATATTTTTACAAATTCATATTTATTCCATATTTTACTTTGACATGTCCATAATAATTCTTTTATTGGATTTACAAAATACAATAATTGATTAATGTTTATAGAATTAATATTATTTACTGGTAAATATTGATGCTGATCTATCAAATATTCTAATGTATTTCTACCAAATTTTTTTCGTTCTTCTTGTTCTATATAAACATAATCAATGTACAATGACACATTTAATATATTTATAAGTTCATTTATATTTACATTATCATGTAAATTACTTTCTATTGTTTCTACTACACAACATTCTGATAATTCTTTTAATTTTAAATTTACTTGAATATCATGATATCTTAAAGCTAAAGCTGGTAAAGAAATACCTGTGTATTTTGAAAACCAGAATGGCAATGGTATATATAATGAATAGGATTCTTTTTTATTTGCATCATAATTGATTAATTTAGGTATATTACCTATTATATTATTAAATGTATTAATATGATTTTGAGATAATGTTAGTTCATACCAAATATTTAACATATCTGCATTCAACCTATCTATTACTTGCCCACCAATAGAAATATCAATGGAATCTATTAATCTTAATCCTATTTTTGGAACCCATGAAAAACGATAATAATTTATATTCTCTATGTCTATTATATTTTTTATTTTTGTTAATTCATTAAACAATTGATTATTATATAATGATGTATTCTCACGATAAGTTACTAAAAATGTTTTTAATTTATTTTTAAATTCTATATTTTTTAAATTACTATAATTTGAAAATTGATATTCTGATTTTAATGATAATTCAAACATATAAACAATATCAAAATTTATGTAACTATTTATTTTTTTTATGAATACATTTGAATAAATATTATTATATTTATTATATTCTATCCAATTATCTGATTTTTTAAAAATATTTATTATATTCATTACTGAATTGTAATTCCCTGCTATACTAATTGATTCATTCCATAATAATCTCCATAAAACAAAAAAATATTTTATATATTGTTTATAATTTGTAAAATTATGTTTTACTTCATTATATTCTAATATAATATTATTTATAAATGTTTTGTTTTTTGGATGTATAATTGAATTATTAACTATTGGAATATGTACCTCTGGTAAATCTATTTTTAAATACATATGATTTATTAAATCGCCTGTTTTTGCAAGTGTGCAAGTTACGCTTTCGCCGAAATTTGGCGCTCCATCAAAAAATTCTTCTAATGTTTCTATTGAAAAATTTGTATATGTATAAAAAACTAATTTAAAAAAAGTTATTTGAGGTTTTGAAGTTATAAATAAATCTTCATTCGTCGAAGAAACTAGTTGTAGTAATCCTCCGCCCATTAATATAATATATAATTATAAATTAATACTTATATTAATTTATAATTTTAAAAATAATATTAATTTTTATATCAGACATGGCTATATAACTAGCAAACTAGCAATAACACAACATTTATTAACATCATTTAGCACAATCTCCACAAAAATAAATATTTTATAAGATGGTAGCAATCAAGTACTAATTTATATAATACTAATTGATAAAGCAATTTATAATTATTATTATAAATGATATAGACTAAAATATACAAATAACATTTAATGGAAAACAACAAAAATAAAAGAAATAATACAGACTTATACTTATATTAATAAAAAACTGTTATAAGTCAAATAGATGATGCATTAATTGAAGAATTAAAAACAAAAATATAACAAAATGTATTAAGAATAACAACATAAAGAGAAGCTGGTACAAAATACCTACAAACACAATACGAAAAAAATAGTATAATCAATAGTATTATAATATATAATTTCAACAGATTTAATATAAATATATTAAATATTAAAATAAAATATGTTATAATATATTATATATAATATATTATAATAATATGGAATTAAAATCTGGCGATAATGATTATTATGCTATATATAAAGAATATAAACAAAAATATTTAGATTTAAAAAATAATATTTTAGGAGGTGGTAAGGTGCGAACGCAATCAGACTTACATGAAAATTTTTTAAAGCTTAAACCAGATTCGAAGAATAATAAGAATAACCGTGAAATTACTATACACAATAATTTAATATCACAAAGTATATTAATTGATCAGTTAAAAAAAAATTTAACATTAGTTCCAAAATACACAACCGATAATCATACAAAAGTAAAAAATATGTTAATAAAGGAACAAGTATTTGTCTTTTTTAAAAAAATAGATGATATAAAAGATTTATTAAATACAGTAAGACCATTACTAAAAAATACAAATGCAAATATTGAAAAAATAAAATCAATTATGAATGATATAGAAAATATTATAAAAAATGATATTAAAATTAATCATAAACCAATTATTAATAAAAATAATTATGATTTAATATTTCGTTTTGATTTTGATATTAATAAAACTAATTATGATGAAATAATTATACAAATTGAAAAAATATTAACAACTCAATCAACCACTACAACCACAACCACCACAACAACCCAAGCACAAGATAAAAAAGGTACTACAAATGTACCACAACCGCCACCACCGCCACAACCAACAACAAAAAAAACAAAAACAGATGTATCGCAACCACAACCACAACCAGTAAAAGAATGTACTGACAAAAAAATAAAAAATTTCAAAATTGATAATAATATATCACAATGTAAGTTTACAGATAAAGAAAAACTAAATAATATATATACTAAACAATTTAATTTTTTAAATAGTATAAAAGATATAGAATGTAAGAGCGAAGCTAATAAAAAATTAAAAGAACTTGATAATGAACGATATAAATGTGAAAATAAAATACTTGATAACAAACAAGTATTAGATGCAATAATTAAAAAAAAACCAGAAAAAAAAGAAGAAAGAGAACAAATAAACACTATACAAAATAAAAATGATGATTTTGATGCTTCAGATCAATACAATCAAATAACACAAACGACAGAAAATGAAGCTAGTGACAAAAAAGTTAAACAAACAGGATTAGTAGCAGATAAATTTACGAATGTACAAAAAAAAACAGATAGTGTAAATACAAAATTAAGAAATGTAGTATCAAAAACAAGAGATAAAATAGTACAAAAAAATGCTTATGAAGCTGATCTTCGAAATGCTCAAGCTTCATTTTCAGATTCAGATTTATATTATACAGAATTAAATCAACAGCAACAGCAACAACAAACAAAACAACAACAACAACAAGAACAACAAGAACAACAAAAAGAAGAAGAATATGATAATTATACTAGAAAGCGTCAAGATATTGATAATGATACAGATTCAGATAATAACGTTCAAACATACTCTTTAAGTGGAATTAAAACTCCATCATCAACTCAATATTTTGATCAAAAAAATTATTTAATAAAAGTAGGTGATAAATTTTTAATTTTTGATATCAATGAATCACAAATGGCAAAAATTAAAGATATACAAACAAATTGTAATAAAATTATTAATTCATCGGATTTAAAAGAGTTTTATCATAATTTTAGTACATTTCATCAATTAAAAGAAGATGACGAGATTAAACGTGGTAAATTAATTATAAATAAACAATCATTTCAAGGTTTATTAAATGATAATAAAATAACAAATGCATATATAATAACAATATTAAAAAATAATAATCAATCATTTGTTATTGACGTGTTTGATTTAAAAAATAAATCAGTTATACTAGAATTTAATCAAAATATTGCAGATATTGAGAATAAAATAAATAATATTAAAGATTGTAATATACCAGATGAAGATTTTAACAAAATAAATATAAATGGAAATAGTAAAGAGTCTGAAAGTATGGCAAAATCATTCGACACTTTAAAAATCGTAATTAATGATTATAAATTAAAAATCAAGGACATACGAGATGACGATAATAAAAAATTACAAGCAGTTAAAAATGAACTAATCGATAAATTAAATCAGATTAAAACTAGTAATAAAATAACAACACAACACGAAATTGTTGCAGAATTAAATGTTAATAAAGAATACAGTGGTGATGGTGGACAAAGTGTTAAAGTTGGAAATGTAGAATTATTAAAATTAATTAAAACTAAAATGGGAATGGGAAGTGATGTATTAGATAGAAGTGTGATTTTAAAACTACAAACTACACAAATTGCCAAAGAAGAAAAAGATCATAATTATTATAAATTCGGAGAGTATATAAATAAATATACACCATATAGTGCATATAATAATGCATATATATTATTAGGTTTAGTAATATCTCATCAAAGATATAATAATTTAAAAAAACACAATCAAAAAAGTTAAGAATAAATGATTCTTTACCTCAATCTCCATCTACATCTCCAGCTTCAACTACACCTACTAGAACTCGTTCTTTATCTCAAACAAGAAATGTTCCTTCAGAACCTCAAAAAGAAATGCTTCTTTAAATATGGGTAGATACTAATTAATATAAGTGGATAGTTTTTAGATGTCCGACATGTAAAGTAGGTACTATAATAGGTTTTATTCCTGTTTCTTTAAAACAATTCTGACAAAAACTACAATCTTCAGAAGACAGATCTTTATAATTATCTATTTCTTGAACATTTAAAGTAAAATATGGATATGTCATTTTTTCAATAATATTTCTATGAATTTTAACAAATCCAAAACCAACAAAATCAGCTTCTAAAAAATCATTTGGTCTTTCTTTTGCTAATTCAACTAATTTATTTTTATCAAAAAATGGCATAAATTTATTTTTTTTAAAAAATTCTATATCCCATCTTCCAGCCATTACTTGATTTCCAAGATCTGAAACATACCATCCAGAAACAAAAGGATGTTCAATCCTAATTAATGCTTCTATTTGTTCAATTGTAAATTGAATATCGCTATCTAACCAAATCAACCATTTAGCATCAGGAGGACTTGGTGTTTCAAAGCCTTTACCTCCTGTAGCTAAATAATTTCTAGCAAAATTATGCATTTTTCCATTAGTAATTAAAATATCTGCATTATTTTTATCACACCAAGTTCTTAATTTTAAATATTGTTCAAGTAATTTACCATTAATTGAGGAACCAATCGGAATTAAAAAAATATAGTCTAACATTATATTTTTTTAATATAATTTAATCTTTATATTATTATATACTTTATATTATTATATTCTTATTATAATTATATACTTTCTATAAATTGCCAATTATTATAATCACATATTTTTTTCCATATTTGATCATGTTCGTATAATTTTTCTTTAGATTTAAGAAAAGGGAAAGATGATAATAGATGATCAGCTTCCAACAATTCAAATAACTTACGAAAAACATAATTATTATTTAAAAAATTTTTTCTATTTTTTGGTTTGTATAAAATAAATGGTTCTTGTACTTCTTTAAACATTTGTCTTAATTTATCTTCTAATTCTCTATTAATAGAAGGTGGTGGAATACCATTAAGTTTATTAATTATATATGGTATATGTTCATAATAAAAATTTAAATTTAGCTTTTTAAGTATAGCTCTAATTGTATAATTATTAAGAGTTGAAAGATCTTCAATTCTTAATTTATTTATTTCATCAATAATTTTTTCAAAAAC